AGTAAATACACAAAATTAATAAAATCTCATGATTTTTTGGAAAAACGGTAAATTTTGCATTATAATGTGAATATAGCCGTTTTTCTGTTTCAAAAAGAAACAAAAAAGTGAAAAGTGTTTCACGTGGAACATTTCAGAATGGAGGAGGAACAATTCAATGAAGTTAAAAGTAGATTACATTCCTATTGAGCAGCTAAAAGTATACGAAAAGAATGCAAAGATTCACACACCTGAACAGATTGAGCAAATTAAAAATTAAATTCGGGAATTCGGCATGAATGATCCTATTGGCATCTGGGGAAAAGACAATCTAATTGTTGAAGGTCATGGACGGTTACAGGCTTGCAAGGAATTAGGTATGAAAGAAGTTCCAGTTATTCGTTAACGGAGAAGGAAAGGTTGAAACTTACGTTCCTTTCAGAAATGGGCTTATTCTTAGTACGGTGGCAAGTCTAGCTCAATCACTATATGAAGATGAGGAATGCGAAATATATCTAGGAGCACATGCAGATGACTCAGCTGGAAATGCTTATGCAGATTGCAGCAAGGAGTTTACTGACACAATTGGTAAAGCTATCAATATTGGGACTTATGGGCTTGTTCATGTCGTCGCTCCATTGGTTGAGCTAAACAAAGCGGGCGTAGTAAAATTGGGTCTTGAATTAGGAACTCCTTATGATCTTACATGGTCATGCTATGAAGGCGGAGAAAAGCAGTGTGGAAAATGCGGAACTTGCATTGATAGAAAGAAAGCTTTTGAAGAAAACGGGGTAAAAGACCCAGTTGAATACGAAGAATAAGGAGGCAAAGAAAGTGTATTACGTAAGTAAGCGAATGGAAATTGCAGGGGCTCATAATCTTAAATTGGACTATGAAAGCAAAGGTAGATATCAAGTTATTGGACTGAGCAAGATTCCTAGAATTGTGAATTTGTGTGCCAAAAGATTACAGCTACAGGAAAGACTAGCACAGGATATTTCTGAATGTCTTTCGATGGCGACAGGTAGCGAAAGCGTCTATGTTAATATCAAAGCAGATCATGCTTGTGTGAGTGCAAGAGGAGCTAAGAGTGACGGATTTACTGATGTAACCAATCTAACGGGTTTGTTTAGGACAAACAGTGACCTAAGAAAAGAAGTAGAAATGAAGGTGAAATAGATGGCCAAACTATCATTAAATGAACAGGCACAAGAGATTATTCGTATTGCCGAAGAAAGTGGTGTTCAATCTAATTTTTTCTTCATTACAACATTCAAGCGTTATCAGGTACAGCTGAATATCTTAACAGAGCTTGAAAAGACGATAAAAACAGAAGGTGCATTAGTAACAAAAGAATACGTCAAGAACAGAAAGAATTTGTATACAAATCCTGCAATAAGTGACTACAACAGGACAACAGACAGTGCAAACAAAACAGTTGCAACATTGATGCGCATTTTGCGTAACTTTGGCGTTGATGATGCAGGAGAACAGGATGTAGACCCGCTTATGAAGATTATTAATGGCGGTGACGATGATGATGGCAGTGACGAGCAGTAAGGCTTACGAATATTGCAAAAGCTCTATCAGAAAGAAAACAACTCCTAAATACGTCAAAAAGCAGATGCGAGACTGGATGAGGATTGCAGAAGGTAAAGATGCAAAGTATTTCGTATCTGAAAAAAAAGTAAAGCAAATTGAAAACATTCTGAAACTGCTTATCATGCCAAAAGGATTGAAAGCAGGACAGTCGATGTATAAGTGCGCAACTGGTTATCAGTGGCTTATTTATATCGCAATGCTATGCACGGTGTATCGGGAGAATCCGAAAAAGCGCAAATACGAGACTGGACTTCTGGAAATATGCAGAAAGAATTTCAAGACATATACAGTCGGCACAATCTTTATAATTCTGTTTCTTATTGAGCCTAGATTCTCAAAGTTCTTTTCAGTTGCACCAGATGGCGCATTGTCGAGAGAGATTAAAGAAGCAATCTCAGACACAATCAAAAGCAGTCCACTAATATATGAGTACAAAGGAGCGAAGCGTTTCAAGCTGCTAAGGGACTACATCAAATTCAAGCCGAATGAAAACACGCTTATACCGCTTGCATACAGTAACAATCGTATGGATGGACGTATGCCGAATGCATTCATTGCAGACGAGGTTGGAGCATTGCCTAACGGTTATCCTGTAGAAGCTATGAGGTCAGGACAGCTAAACGTAGTTAACAAATTAGGTTTTATCATCAGTACAAAATATCCGACAATCGACAATCCATTTGAAGATGAGGTTGCGTATTCCAAGAAGGTTCTTGATGGTATTGAGAAAGACGATACTGTTTTTGCACTTTTATATGAGCCTGACAAAACATCAGACTGGGAAACAGACGATCTTGTTTTGAAGCAGGCGAATCCTGCGGCGTTGGAAATTCCTGAAATTTGGGATGATCTTGTGAAGAAAAGAGCCAGAGCCATTGCCATTGAGAACGAGCGAGAGAATTTCGTTACAAAGCACTGCAATATCATTTATCAAGGGCAAGGAACTGAAACATTTATTGATGTTAAGGATGTTCAGGCGTGCAAGGTTGCTGATATTGATTGGAACGGCAGAGTTGTATATTTAGGTGTTGACCTTTCAGAATCGAACGATAATACATCTGTTGCCATGGTTTCTGTAGATGATGATGATAACATTCTTGCAGAAAGTTTTGCGTTCATTCCAGCAGACAGGATTACAGAGAAAACAATCTCAGAACGTGTGAATTATCAAGAACTATTGAAGAGTGGTAAGGTATTTGCATGCGGTGACAGAGTTATCTCATATGCGTTTGTTGAGCAGCTTATATTGAGCATTGAAAGCCGTTATAACGTGCAAATTCAGGCAATTGGATATGATAGATGGAATGCATTAAGCACAGCACAGAAATTGGCTAATGAGGGTTATAACACGGTCCAGATTAAGCAGTATTCAAGCGTGCTACATTCTCCGACAAAGAGGATGAAAGAAGCAATACTTAAGCAAAAGTTCAAATACACAGAAAATAAATTGCTAGAGATAAACTTTCAGAATGCGAAATGTGCATATGACACAAACAAAAATATGTATGTGAGCAAAAAAAAGAGCAACGGAAAAGTCGATATGGTGGTATCACTTATCAATGCAATTTACCTTCTTGAGCAGGATTATTTCTTGAATGAAGGTGACTTCACATTCCAGATAATTTAATTGATAGAAACGTGAATTTATGCTAATATATTTGCGTAAAATGTTTCAAATAGAAAATACTATAAAAGGGTGGTAACGAGAGTGGCACTATTCAAAAAATTTTTTAAGAATAAAGTAAATCTTAATGATCAAAGCGTTCAGCTTGACGATGTGCTGTTATCGGCATTGCTCAATAATGAGACAATCACGAGGGAAAAGGCACTCACGCTTCCTGCCGTATCAGGTGCTGTTGATTTTATCAGTGGTTCGATTGCGGCAATGCCTGTCAAACTTTACAAGTACAAGAAAGGCAAAGTTGAGGAAGTGCAGAATGACAGCCGTGTACGAATGTTGAACGGCGACACAGGAAACACGCTTGACGGGTTCCAGACCAAAAAAGCCATGGTCGAGGATTATCTGCTTGGAAAGGGTGGATATTGTTACATCCAGATAGACAGACAGAGCAATGTCACGGCGTTAAAATATATTCCAGATATGAACGTTACTGTGTGGTCAAATTCCGACCCGATGAATCGCTTCGTACAGTTCTATGTTGGCACGGATAAAATTTATCCGTGGAACATGGTAAAACTCTTGAGAAATACCAAAGACGGAGCAAGCGGAAAGGGATTGACGGAAGAAATTTCAAAAGCACTTGAAACGGCATACAGTACGTTGGTGTATCAGCTTGGACTGGTTCAGACAGGTGGTAATAAAAAAGGATTCTTACAAGCCGAAAGACGTTTAGGACAGGAAGAAATCGACAAGCTGAAAGAAGCATGGAAAAGGTTATATGCCAACAACACCGAGTCCGTCATGGTCTTGAATAACGGCATCAAGTTTCAGGAGTCGTCAAACAGTTCTGTTGAAATGCAGTTGAATGAGTCGAAGAAAACATTACAGGATGAAATCAATGGAGTTTTCCACATTCATAGTGATTTCAATCTGACATTTAAGGAAGCGATATATCCGATTATTAAAGCATTTGAGACAGCGCTAAACAGCACGTTACTGTTAGAAAAAGAAAAGAAAAACTTCTTCTTTGAATTTGACACGAAAGAAATTGTGAAAGCAAGCATCAAAGATAGATTCGATGCTTACAAGGTTGCAAAAGATACAGGACTTATGACTATCAATGAGTTGCGTCGTATGGAAAATCTCAATTACATTGAGGGCATGGACGTGATCAATGTTGGACTTGGAGCAGTTCTGTATGATATTGAAACCGGAACGTATTATACTCCAAACACCGGACAGGTGACAGGTGGAGATGAAGAAGAAAAAGCTGATAAAGTTGAAGAGAAGGGGGCAGATGATGAAATACAAGTACCTGAAGAATCTGACGAAAAATAGTGCAGATTTCTATGTATATGGTGATATTGTTGATGAGAACGAGTCAAACTTTTGGACTGGTGAGAAATCAGAAACAGCAGTTGATACAAATGCATTCAAGGCAGAGCTTGAAAGTTTGAATGGTGTTACAGATTTTAATATTTACATCAATTCAGGCGGTGGCTCAGTGTTTGCAAGTTCGGCAATGGTCAGCATGTTAAAGCGATTCAGGCAGAACACAGGGGCAACGATTCATGCGCACATTGATGGATTATGTGCAAGTGCCGCTACATACCTTGCCATGGTTGCAGACGATATCAATATTTACAAAAATTCTATGATGATGATTCACAAGCCAGTGACGTTAGCATACGGAAATGCAAACGAGCTACAGCATGAAATTGACACACTCAATCAGCTTGAAAATGGATTGATGTTGCCAATGTATGAAGCAAAGGCAAAAGAAGGAATCACGGCAGAAAAGATTGCAGAGTTGGTGAACAACGAAACTTGGTTCAGTGGCAATGCAGATGATGATATGTACATCGGGAAATATTTCAATGTCAACGAACTTGAAACTGTGAAAGATGTACAGGCATGTGCAACAGATTTATTCAGAAATTACAAGCATGTGCCAGATGCACTAAAAAAACCAAAACAGACTAAAAAGCCTGTCGAGGATCGTGCGCTTGATTATTCAGCATACGAGAATATTATTTGTTCATTAAAGAAAGACGGAGGGGCGAAAGAATGAACGTAAAAGCACTTATCGAAAATCGAAACGCAAAAGTCGCTCAGATGGAGAACTTGTTGAAAACTGCAAAGGCAGAAAACAGATTACCGTCTGAAGACGAAAAGAAGCAGTTCGCAGACTTAGAAAAGGGAGCCAAGGAAATTGATGCAACTATTGCTATGTACGACCAAATGGCAGGAATGAGCATGAAGAAAATTCCTGATGGACATGATGCAATGACAGATGCAGAAAGAGATCGCAAAACATTCGAGAATGCAATTCGTGGAATTGTAAATACTGACACACCGACAATGCCAGCAGATGCAAAGGCACTTATTCCGACAACTGTCTGGAATGAAATCATTTCTCAAGTAATTGAAATCTCACCTGTATTCTCTATGGCGGACCGCTATAACATCACGGGCAAACTGGTATTGCCAAAGTATGACGCGCAGAACAGTTCTATCCTGATGCAGTATGCAGATGAAGGAACAACAGCAGAGTCTGGAAAGGTTGTTATCAGCCAGATTGAACTTAATGGATTCCTTGCACGTTGTCTTGCAAAAATTTCAAAAAGCTTGATTAACAATTCCAACTTTGACATCGTTGGTTTTGTTGAAGCAAAAATGGCACAAGCAATCGCATTGTATTTTGAACATGAGATTTTGTTCGGAACAGTAGGCAAGGTTGAAGGTCTAACTGGAATTACATCAGATATGACTGTTACAACTGCCGCAGCCACAAAGATTACATCAGACGAGTTGATGGATTTACAAGACAAGGTGATTGACAACTATCAGGGTAATTCTATTTGGATTATGAACCGTGAAACTCGAAATGCAATCAGAAAGTTGAAGGATAATGACGGCGATTATTTGTTGAACCGTGACTTTACAGCAAAATGGGGATATACACTTTTAGGCAAGGATGTTTATTGCTCTGATGCGATGGACAAGATGCTTGCAGGAAAAACAACCATTTATTACGGTGACTTATCTGGTTTAGCTGTGAAAGTTTCAGAAGAAGCTAACATGCAGGTGTTGCAAGAAAGATATGCAGAGGAACATTTACTTGGAATTTTAGCTTTCGTTGAGTGGGATGCAAAGGTTGCAGACACTCAAAAACTTGCAAAACTTGTGATGGCAGCAGGAAAATAAAAAGGGGTGAAGCTGTATGGAAGTAAGCAAAATCAGTGATATTACAGTAAAATGCGTCGCAGATTATTTGAGACTGGACGAAGTAGCAGAAAGCGAAAATGATACATTGACCATGCTTATTTCCATCGCTACTTCTTTCATCAAAAGCTATACAGGGCTTGACGATGTGGGCGTTGACAAATATCCTGAGTTCGTTATCGTTGTGTTGATCTTGTGTCAGGACATGTGGGACAACCGCACGATGTATGTTGACAGCAAGGATTTGAACAATACGGTGCAGAGCATTCTCGCAATGCACAGTGTCAATCTGTTGTGAGGTGTGAGTCATGTTAAACGCAGGGAAGTATTCAAAACGTATCACAATTTACAAGACTGTGATTGTGACAGATGATGATGGCTTTCAGACAGAGCAGAAACAGGTAATTCTTACACCATATGCATATGTTCGGACAACGAAGGGCTTTACGCTGATTGCGAACAATTCTGATTTTGAAAAAGCATACACCAACTTCACAATTCGGTTTCCGAAAACAGAGATCACAAGGGATATGCTGATAGAGTTTCACGGCAAAACATATACGATTGAGTATCTGAACAATGTGGACGAAAACAGTGTAGAACTGGAAATTCAGGCAAAGGAAGTGACACACTGATGGCTAAACTTATTCTTGATATTGATGATAGCGTATTGAAAGATATTTCTTACATCGACAAGCAGTTTGATCACATCTTTGGTGGCATGACCAAAGCAGGTGCAGAGGTCGTATACAAGAACGTTATTTCAGCACTTCCAGAGTCGCTGAGAAGTTCAGGCTTTAGCAGTCATGTGAAACTGTCGAAAGTTTATAAAACGCCGTCAGATGATGGTATCAACACAAAAGTCATGATTACTGGATATTTCATCAACAAAGATGGAAGGAAGACTCCTGCGCCACTTGTTGCGAACATGTTCGAATATGGTAGTGACAAAAGAAAATATCCAAAGCATCCTTTTTTCCGAAAGTCTTTCAAAAAATCACAAATCATGAAAGCGATGGAAGAAGCGCAGAAGAGTTTAAGCGGGGGGCTTTTAGATGAATAACCTCATCGAAAAAACATTGAGTGGCTTCACGGTCAACGGTGAAAAAATTCCAGTAAAATTTTTACGGTATAATGGCAACGAAGAAACGTACATCACCTATATGATGACAGATGCAGAAAGTGCGTTACATGGTGATGACGAGTTGCTCAATTATATTGAGTATTATGATTTTGATATTTACACAAAAGGCAATTACAAGCCGATTATCAAGGCTTTAAAGGGATTGCTTACGAGTGTTGGTTTTATGTGGGAACCTGACAGATCATCCGCAGATATGTATGAGGATGATACGAAGTATTACCACAAGACATTATGTTTTTCAATTGAAAGGAGCGAATAATGGCTAAAATTGGGTTAAATAACTTCCGATATTCAAAACTTACGGAATCGGAAGATGGCAAAGCCACTTATGATGGCGCGAAAAAGCCAGCCAAGGCTATTTCATGCAAAGTGGATATCAGCAACAATGATGTGGCTTTGTATGCCGATGATGCATTGGCAGAGAGTGATACTTCATTTCAGAAAGGTTCTGTTACAGCAGGAATCGACAACGAAGATGTGCAGGTCATGGCAGATCTTCTTGGACATGAGGTATCAGAAAGCGGAAAAGGGCTTGTCAGAAATTCAAACGATGTTGCGCCGTATGTAGGCTTTGGAAGAATTGTCACAAAGATGGTGAACGGAGCTTACAAGTACACGGTAGAGTTCCTGTGTAAGGTTAAGTTCTCAGAACCGTCACAGGATGATGCTACAAAAGGCGAAAGCGTATCATTCAGTACAACTGAGCTTGTAGGAACTGTTGCAACATTGGCTGATGGCACATGGTCAAAGACAGACACGTTTGATACAAAGACTGAAGCTGTCACATATCTTGAAGGACTGATGGCAAAGACTTCAGTTTAAAAGAATATTAAAGGCAGGGTCGTCCCTGTCTTATTTTTTAGGAGGAAAACATGAAGGAAATTTCAAAAGAATTTGAGTACAAAGGCAAGACATACGGGCTTGTATTTAATCTGAACGTTATGGCAGTTATTCAGTACAAATACGGCACACTTGATAAGTGGGGCAAACTAACAGATAGTAAAGATGAAGAGCCAAACGCAGAGGCAATCATTTTCGGAATTTGGGCGATGCTCAATGAGTATATTGATATTCAGAACGAGGAAAATGGCACAAGTGAAAAGCAACTGACATTGAAGCAGGCAGGAAGAATGATAACTGACATTGGGCTTTCTGAAGCTACGAAGAAGGTAAACGAAACTGTTGTTGAAAGCACTAAAAGTTCCGAAAAAAACGCATAATTCCCGATGAAGTGGATGAACCAGAGCCGATAGACTTTACATGGTTCTACTTTGTCGGGCGTAACAAACTCGGTTTTACATTTCATGAGGTTGGCAGATTGACACTGACAACTTTCAACCTGTTTTACAAGCATTATAAGAACGATTTTGATTTTGAATTGATGCTTGAAAAGACAGGAACAACATATGCGAATGCATATGAAAAATCACAACATGAAGACGACTGGTTCTAGGAAGGGGGTTGCATATGGCACTTGGTGGAACAATTAAGTTAAAAGGCGAGAGCGAATACAGGCGTGCATTGAGTCAGATCACACAGAGCTTGCGTGAAGTATCTTCTGAAATGAAGGTTGTTACGAGTACATATGACAAGAACGACACAAGCACCGAAGCATTGACAGCCAAGAGTGACGTGCTTAACAAGCGCCTTGAAGAGCAGAAATCGAAGCTGAAACTTGTTTCTGACCAGTACAAGACATATCAGGATGCTGTTAAACAGTCAGCAGATGAGCATGCGCAACTCGGCGAAAAGCTTGAAAGTGCAAAAGGAAAGCTTGCAAGTATTGAAGCTCAAGTTGGCAAGAACAGTCAAGAGTACAAAGAACAAGAAAAAGTTGTTAACGAATTGCAGAAGCAATATGACGAAAGTACAACGGCGCAGGACAAAAACAAGAAATCACTGTCACAGCTTGCAGTGCAGATGAACAATGCTCAAGCGGACGTTAACAAGACAGCGAAAGAGATTGATAATCTTGGAAAAGAGTCTGACGGCAGTTCAAAACAGGTCAAGAATCTGTCTAACAATATGAATGATGCCGATGATGCATCAAAAAAGCTTGGTGATGGGTTCACTGTTCTTAAGGGTACGATGGCAAATCTGGCATCACAGGCAATCAGCAAGATTGTTGATGGATTCAAATCGCTTGTAGGCGGTGCGGTGGACTATCAGAAGTCCATGGAGTATTACACGACATCGTTTACGGTCATGACAGGTTCAGCAGACAAGGCAGGCGAGACAGTCAAAAAACTTGCTGATATTGGAGCAACAACTCCATTCGATATGCCACAGTTGGCAGATGCAACATCTTTGCTGATGAACTTTGGGTTTAGTGCTGATGATGCGGTTGATAGTATGATGATGCTTGGTGATATATCACAGGGTAATGCAGACAAGCTGAACTCTATTGCGAGAGCATACGGGAAAATGAACTCAGCACAAAAAGTTACGCTAGAAGATATCAACATGATGATTGATGCCGGATTCAACCCTTTGCAGGAAATCTCAGAAAAGACCGGAGAAAGCATGCAAAGCTTGTATGACAGAATATCAAAAGGTAAAATGTCGGTCGATGAGATCACGGAGTCGATGAAGCGGTCAACGTCTGAAGGCGGTAAATACTTTCAGTCAATGGATGCACAATCTCAGACTTTGGATGGAAGACTCTCAACATTGAGCGATACGATTAATTCAAAACTTGGTGAAGCATTACAGCCCATTTTACAAAAGGCTGCTGATGAGTGGATTCCAAACATCACAAATGCAATCGACAATATGGATGTTGATTCTATCGTTTCTGTCATTGAAGACCTTGTTGACGGTGTTGGTAATTTATTCGGATTCATCATGGACAATGGCAGTATAATCATTTCTCTCGTTGCAGGAATTGGAACGGCAATGGTGACGTGGAACGTTGCAAGCATGATTAATGGCGTTGTTACAGCGGTTAAGGGATATCAGGCAGCTAATGAAGGCGCAACTGTTGCACAGGCATTGCTTAATGGTGTTCTGAATGCCAATCCGATTATGTTGGTTGTAACGTTGCTTGCAGGACTAATAGCAACAATCGTCACATTGTGGAACACAAACGAGGGATTCCGTAATGCTGTTATAAATGTGTGGAATGCATTCAAAGACACGGTCGGAAATGTAATTACATCGGTTGGTGGATTCATAGACAACCTAATATCGTGGTTTCAGGCTCTTCCTGGGCGTATTGGCGCGTTCCTTGGTAATGTTATAAGCAACGTACAGAATTGGGCTTCTAACATGGTTTCTAGGGCTTCTGAGACGGGTTCTAACTTTGTCAATGGTGTTGTGTCATTTATCAGTGGACTTCCGTCTGCCGTGTGGAATTGGCTATCAAGTGCGTTGAATAACGCGTGGAACTTTGCGGGGCAGTTGGCACAAGCAGGAGCAAATGCCGCTAGTGGGCTTATAAATAACATTATCGGCACAATCAGCGGACTTCCAGGGCAGTTGTACAACTGGGGCGTTGACATGGTTCAGGGTATCGCAAGCGGCATCAGGAATGCGATTGGTTATGTTACAAGTGCGGTCAGCAGTGTTGCGAATAAAATCAAGTCATTTCTTCATTTCTCAAGACCGGACGAAGGGCCATTGGCTGAATACGAAAGTTGGATGCCTGACATGGTGGAAGGTTTGAGCGATTCATTAAGAAAGGCAAGTCCAGAGTTGATAAATCAGACTGAAGCACTGGCAAATGGCATGTCGGATGCATTCAATGTGAACGGTGGTATTTCGACAAGCGGTGGAAACTATAGAAACATGGTTGATGCATTCAAGGATGCGCTATCACAAATTAAAATCGTGATGGATGATGAAGAAATGGGTCATTTTGTTGACAAAACGGTGACAAAACTGATCTATAATTAAGGCGGTAAAAATATGAGAAATTATGTTATTCAAAATGGGCTTGACAGCCGATATTTAAAAGGATTGTTGATACAGGAATTACCACCGATTACAAAGCCATTGATGCGAACGAGCATTGAGCAGATAGATGGTCGTGATGGTGATGTTATCACAAGGCTAGGATATTCAGCCTACGACAAAAAAATGAAAATCGGTCTGTTTGGCGACTATGATATTGATGATATTATTACGTTTTTCAATTCAAGCGGAACAGTCACGTTTTCAAATGAACAAGAAAGATATTACAAATATGACATTCTTAATGCTGTCGATTATGAGCGCCTTATGAGGTTCAGAACGGCTGAGATCACGTATCATGTGCAACCGTTTAAGTACAGCACACTTGAAAAAATGAAGGTGTTTGACAATCCAACAGGAGCTATTACCGTAAGAAATAACGGCAATTATGTTTCCAAGCCAATTATTCATATCAAGGGCTCAGGAAAAATCAATCTGTTGTTGAATGGTGTGCAGTTGTTTCGGATTGATATGAGTACATCAAATTCCATCACAATAGACACAGAAAGGCTAGAAGCGTATAATGATGATGCATTGATGAACAGATACGTTGTCGGAAATTACGACAAATTTATGCTGAAAGTTGGGCCTAATTCCGTATCATGGGATGGGCAGCTTACATATATTGCATTTGAAAATCTGTCGAGGTGGATATGATGGAAAAGACGAATCTTGAAATAATCAAAGGTGACACACTGTCATTTGCGGTTGAGATTGAGTTCGATGAAAAACCGCAGGAGCTTGAAAAGGCGTTCTTCACGTGCAAAAGGAATCTTGATGATGGCGATGTCGTATTCCAGAAAACAATTGAAGATGGCATCTCATTCAGGAAGCAGGAGCGCAACAAGATGTATTACGTGGTGCGAATTGTGCCTGAAGATACAAAGGATATTGAATCAGGACATTATTTTTACGACATGCAAATTGAACTTAACAGCGATGTGTTTACTATCCTTACAGGTGCGTTGAAAGTACGACACGGAATCACATGCTAGGGGGTGCATAAAATGGGCGAATACATTACAAAACCTGTATGTAAGGTCTTCATGCTGAAAGGTGAAAAAGGCTATAAAGGTGACAAAGGGGAAGGCATTCCCACAGGTGGCACAACAGGACAGTTTTTGAAAAAGAAAAGCAACACCGATTATGAATACGAGTGGGCTGATATTACTCCAACATCATTTATTTCAAATAATGAAATTGATGATATCGTGAAAGATTAGGTGATAACATGGAACACATTACAATGCCTAGAGGAGACTTGCGAAATGTTCATTTCACCGTTCACGATGCAAATGATGCAGAGGTTAGCAAAAGATTCACTCAAATTACTTTTACGGTAAAAGCAAATACATCGACGAGAAAAGTTATCATCCAGAAAAAACTGACTGATGGAACGATAACTAAAGACGGAAATGTATATTCATTCTCAATTATGCCGGAAGATACAGACTACATTGATTTTGGTACTTATTATTTTGACATTGAGCTTATCAGAGGTGACCAGATACATCAGACGTTTATAGGTAAGCTGATTATCACGGAAGAAGTCACATTTGCTTGTGATACCGAAAAAGGGGTGTAAAGCATGGACGATTACAAGATTATCATGCTTGCGGATGATGATCGTTTAACTTTAAAGATGGATAGCGTTTCAGTTGTTGGGACAGACGATTATAACAGATTAATAAATATTCCTAAAATCAACAATATTGAGGTGAAAGGAAGTAAAGCACTTGCAGATTATGATATTGAGAGCGCAAGCGAAGCGAAAAAAGAATTTGAAAATCTGAACAGCGAAATAAACATACATGTAAGCAATGAAGATATACACGTATCACGTACAGACAGGATTAAATGGAACAGTGGTACGACGTATACTGTTAACGAAGGAAATTTGATAATAGGAGGGCAATAATGGCAGATATTTCAGAAATAACATTGCCTAGTGGAGCAACTTATGACATCAAAGATGCAACAGCAAGACATGACATTAGCATTCTAAAGGGCTCTGTAATAGGTGCTATGCATTACGCAGGAGTTACAACAACGGCACTTGCGAATGGCTCTAGCGTATCACCAATCAAGATCAATAATGCAGATTATACACCATCAAACGGTGACATTGTAATTTACGGACAGCTTGAATTTGTATGGTCTACATCAGATAATAAGTGGCACGAGTTTGGTAGTACAGGCAGTCTTAAGGGACTGGCATTCAAGGATTCTGCGAGTGCATCATATACGCCGGCAGGTTCAGTTTCCGCACCGACTGTTTCGGTTGCTGTAAATACAGCGAGTGTTACGCCTATCAGTGGTGTAGGCACATTGCCAAGTTTCACGGCATCAGTTTCAAATGAGGTGCTAACACTTGGATTTTCAGCAGGGTCTTTGCCAACAAAAGGAACAGCAGTAACGGTTGCCACAGGCATTAAGTCTGCTAGTGCATCCGCACCAGCGTTTACAGGCACAAGTGCAACAATAACATCAAAATAAAGGGGGTTGTTTGAATGGATGATATATCAAGCATTAAACTCCCAAGTGGTACAGCATACACAGTCAAGGATTCTACAGCCAGAAGCCATATAGGAAATAAAAGCAATCCGCATGGAGTAACAAAATCACAAGTAGGTCTAGGCAACGTTGCAAACTATGATCAGTCAAAAGCAATAAAAAGTATTACAAGATCAGGAACGACATTTACGGCAACGGCACTAGACGGAACAACATTTACGTTCACTCAACAGGATAACAATACAACATATGGAGTTGCGACACAGAAGGCAAATGGATTGATGTCTTCAGAAGATAAAACTAAATTGGATAATCTGAGTGCAACAAGTGTCTCGACAATTACCAATTCGGAAATTGACACAATTGTCGCTAGTTAAGGAGGAAAAAATGGCTAAATATTTAGATCAGACAGGACTCACATATTTCTGGGGAAAAATAAAAGGATGGGTAAACAATTCACAGCATCCAGTCGGCTCTATCTACATCAGTACAAGTTCTACATTCAATCCTCAGACTGCGTGGGGTGGTACGTGGGAGAAAACTGCTAATGGACGATGCTTGATTGGTGCAAGTACTGCATATCCGCTAGGTTCAACAGGTGGTGAAGCAACACACAAATTGACGGCTAATGAAATGCCATCGCATAACCATAAAGCATATTCTGTTGTTTTGCCTAGTCAAAATGGAAAAGGAAATGTTCAATCCGCATCTAACAATAGTTATTGGAAAGGCGGCGGAACTGATGACACAACTGCTACAGGTGGTGGGGCTGCTCATAACAACATGCAACCATATTTAGCGGTTTATATTTGGGAAAGAACGGCTTAATTGAAGGAGATGAAAGAAATGAACAAACTAAGAATCAATAACAAATTTTATGAAGTGTTAGACAACGGGGTTAATTACTCTCCCGAAGCTTTACAGATGTCATTCTTAGCAGACGGAATGACAGTAGATACACTCAAGTCTGAACTTGCGAAGTTTGATGGGAACTTTGATCTTTACAGTGATGACGGAACGACAGTAGTAGCAACCTATAACGGCTATACAAATATTGAATCAATCATGACTCGTTACGACGTAAATCTTGGAAGCACAACGGCAGATATTCTAGAATTTGTGATGAACAAGCCAACACTTCAAGATGCAGTTAATCAGAACACCGCTGACATCACAGCAATCAATGAAGCCATCGCTTCACTTGCAGAAATCATAGGAGGAACAGCCGAATGATTAAATGGTATTTAAGACAGATTCAGATGAACCGCATGACTCTTGATGAAGTGCCACCAAGATGGCACGATGCTGTCGAAAAAGCGCTGGCACAGTTGTAGAAAAAAATACAGGCGCAATGAGCGCCTTTTTTGTATGATATATATGAGGTGTAAACATGATCAAACTATTTGGAACAACAGACACAGATTTTTCAAGCAACGGCGATGCAGTCATTCAGCCATTCAAAGCAAAAGTTCACAAGGAAGATAACGGCAAATTTTATTTGAATGTTGAAGCGGACATTTCTTATGTTGATTTTTTGACAGCAAACAGAATTATCGTTGCAGATACTCCACAAGGTGCACAGGCTTTCCGCATTAAGAATCCAGAGAAAACAAAGAACAAGATCACGATAAAGGCTCAGCACATTTCGTATGATGCTCAAAACTTTGTAATTGCAGACAGTTATGTGGTCGATAAAAATTGCAATGATGCGATGGACCATTTAAACAGAGCCACAGACAATCCTAGCCCATTTCATACGTATTCTGATATTGCCATGGTAGATTCATACAGGTGTGTTAGAACATCGCTGTATGATGCTTTTAGCACGGTTGTAGAGCGCTGGGGTGGTCACTTTGTACGTGACAATTACAGTTTTGCAATCATGAACAATATTGGCCGTGACAATGGTGTGACTGTGCGGTACAAAAAGAATCTTAAAGAAATGACATGCACGGCAAACTGGGATAATGTTGTGACAAAACTCATGCCAGTTGGAAAAGATGGCTTGTTGTTGGACGAGATATATCTTTACAGCAAGACACAGTACGATATTCCTTTTACAAAAGTCGTGTCTTTCAATCAAAACATTGATCAGGATTTATACAAAGATGCAGAAGGGCATCTTGATGAGACAGCATATAACAATGCACTTATTGAGGATTTGAGAACGCAGGGGCAGGCATACGTTGACGAGAATTGTGTTCCAAAAGTGAATTACAAACTCAAGGCTAATCTTGAAAAACTGACGGATATAGGTGATACAATCGAGGTTATTGACGAGCCGATGGGTGTAGATATTACAACGCATGTTATTTCGTATGATTATGACTGCATTCTGGGCAAGTATACGGAACTTGAGTTCGGGAATTTTCAACAAAAAGTTTCTGACCTTATAGGAACAGTAAGCTCAACGATTCAGCAGAGCATAGAGAAGAACAATTCTGCTTTACAGGTTGTGTTTTCAGATGCAATTCAACATGTTCAGGAAACAATTCTAGGCATGCTTGGCAATTCTTATGTGGTGTATGAAGGTGACAAAATTCTTGTTGTTGATGCATTGCCAAAAGAAGAAGCTCACCACGTTATTATGGTCAACAGCGGTGGGATTGCTTTTTCAAGCACCGGAATAAATGGGAATTTTGAAAGTGCATGGACAATTGATAATGTACTGAATATGCAACATATCAACGTTATAAATTTAGTTGCTGATATGATCAAGGGCGGAACATTGAAGCTCGGCTCTAATCTTAACCAGAACGGACAGATTGAAGTCTATGATGAAGCAAACAATCTGATTGCAAAGCTTGATAAAAACGGACTAATCATGTATGGACTTGATGGCTCATATCTTGTGGTCAATAATTCCGTTGGTTTCGCAGGATATGATCGCACCGGTGCTAAAACATTCTGGGTTTCAGGTGATGAGTTCCATCAAAAAAAATCTGTCATTGAGGAAGAGATCACGTTGTGCAACAAGGCAAGGTTTATTCCAATAACGGTAAAAGATGGCGATACTGTTACAAATGACGGCATCGGTATAGTGGGGGTGTGATATGGCTACATCAGGAACATTCAAAACATCAGCGTATGATGGTGCATGCTTACAGTTTGACTGGTCATTAAAAAGTCAAAGCACCGCAAACAATCAGTCTGTTATCTCATGGACGTTGAAAGGTGCAGGAATTAAGTCTGGCTATTGGTACATGGCAGGCCCTTTCAAGTGCACTGTAAATGGCACTGTTGTTTATCAATCAAACACTAGAATTAAGTTATACACTGGAACGGTTGTGGCATCTGGTGAGCTTGCAATCGGGCATGAAAGCAATGGTTCAAAGACATTTAGCGCATATGCAGAATGTGCAATTTATGTTACGAGTGTAAACTGTAAAGGCTCTGGAAGTTGGAGCCTTCCCGATATTGGCAGAGCATCACAGCCAAGTCTGAACACATGGCCGAACAATTCTCCAGACTTTAATATCGGCGATACTATTGTTGTGCATATGAACCGGAAGTCAACCGTATTTACACACACAGTAGTGCTGAAGTTGGGTTCATACAGTTATACTATCGGCACAGGCGTAACGGATAACATTTCATTGGATACGGACAAGATTGCATCAAGTCTGTATGCACAAATGCCAAACAGCAATAGCATGACCGGAGAGATTGCTGTAACAACGTATAGTGACAGCACGGTTATAGGAACATCAAGCTGTGCCATTATTGCGCACGTTGTAAATTCTAATCCGACATTTGATGCTGAATATGAGGATTCAAATTCTAAAACAGTTGCAATCACAGAAAACAATAAGTACATTATCAGGAACAACTCGACATTGAAAATCAGCGTAAGCAATGCACAGGCATTAAACAGTGCCACGCTGAAAACATTGACAGCGGTTGTAAATGGTAATGCTTATACAGGCACTTTAAGTGGTTCTACAGGCGTTATAAATGTCGGTGTGGTAAATGTATCATACGACACTGAAGTGACTGTCAAAATCGTTGATTCAAGGGGAAATGCGGGGCAGAAAAATATTACAGTTCTTGTGTATGATTGGAGCTTGCCGAGTGCGATTATCAAATTGAATCGTAAAAACAATTATTATTCAGATAGCATTTTGAACGTTAACGCGAATTATGCATCAATTGGTGGCAAGAATACAGTCGCAATCAGGTATCGAACAAAGAAGGCTTCTGACAGTTCATATGGAAGTTATGCAACCGTGCAGAATAACACCGATGCAAGCTTTACGGCTGATAACAAGTACGAGTGGAACGTACAGGTTGAGGCTTCCGACCTGATAGGCAAAACAACCTACAATCTGATTCTTTCAAAGGGTATCCCGATTACGTACACGGACATCAAGAAGTACAGCTTTGGTGTGAATTGTTTTCCGAAACATGATAACAGCCTTGAAGTCAATGGCGTTTGCATTAGTGGTAAGGTGCTTTATAACAGTGCAAGTGGAACAGCAGGAACTGTCACATTGTCAGACAGTGCGGAAAATTATACTTATCTTGAAATCTTTTACAGATCGTCTGGCGATAATGCTTGTGGCAGCGTTAAGGTGTTTAGCCCGAACGGAAAACTTGTGCATTTAGGAACGATTCATTATATTGCAGATTATGACTATGCAAAGTTTGCTCTTGTGAATATTTCAGGTTCAATGATCACATTCAGCCAGAATTACCGGATAACTCTGAAAAACAACGGCTCAGTATATTCAGCAGAAAATGCAATTTATATAACTAGAGTGGTTGGATATTAAACAAAATCATGGTATACTATGAGTGCAGTGTTTTCATGTTCACTGCATTCCTTTCTCAGCCTGTCGGGGGTATTCGGCGGGCTGCTTTTTTTATTTGCAAAATTCTATACTAACTTGTCACAGCCTACAGGTCATACCATGTTAGTACAGAAAAAAATCACCGTAGTAGTTACGCATGAAAAATAAAATGGCTTAAATAAACAAAATCGGAAACTCTATTAAAGAATTTCCGATTTTTTTATGGGTTGAGAAGGCAATATTAAAAACATCGACAGATTAGCGTTTCTTTCTTCTTAGGTTTGATTTGATCTGTTTAATAATTTCTGTATCTTTCATAATCAGTTGAACTTTACTGATACATTCAACTGGGAAGGCTTTAAATTCTTTTTTCGCAACTCGCATTTCATTTGTAGATATACTTCCGTATATTTTTGCCAGAGCCAATGCCAGATTGTTTAAAATAACGATATTATTGATAGATGTCTTATTTGTAAAATGTATATCATCTTCATTCAGGTAAATATCTTTTTCTTTGTGAAAATTATTTTCTATTTCCCATCTTCTTTCTATAGCTTCCGCAATCAATTCTGTATCTTTTGTGTTTGATATAAAATACATGGTAATTGCCTTCTTGCGTGTGTGTGATACCATTTCTACAAATGTCTTCATTCCTGTGAATCCACAATCATCATAATTAGATGGCAGACTAATAAATCTAAAGTTTCTTTTTTCGGTATCTAATGTAGTTATTTTTTTCTTGGGAGTCTGTTCATATTTTTTGAACTTTTCTAGAATTTCTTCTCGCAAGCCTGACTGATTATCTTTTACAGGTGCTACATAGATGCCTTTTTTTGACGCAATGATATTACATGTTTCTCTTTGTGTATGTAGAGCGTCAAAAGTAATAACTGTCTTTTTCAGTTCCATCATTCTTAGGATTTCCTGTGCTACTGGAATCTCATTCGTTTTAGTTTCAACCGGCTTGGAATGGATACAAAGGCAGTCTGAGTTACTGTATACATTCAATACATTGATATTTCTTTGAGGATTCTTAGTATCCTCACTTCTTCCACTGCCACGTGCTTCTTTTCCATCAACGGATTGATGACAGTACATAGTACCTTGAGCACATTTTCTAAGTTCCTGAAGGAATTCATGGATACGTCCAATAGTTATTTCTTCAAATTCAACTGGATCAATACACATCAATGTTCTGCGGATAGTATCGTGAGATGGAATCTGTCCATCCTTGATTAATCCGTATTTTTCGTATCGACTTTTGTATACAAGTATATGGTCATAAATCCCTAAACAAGTCGTCTTACCTTCATAAATAATACTTAAAAAGCATAGTAAAAGGATATCGGATAGTTTGTATTGGATTTTTCCTGGTTGTCGATAATCTTGTAGATCATCAAAAAGATGTAAGAAACCAATGGAGTTCATAACTTCAATATGATCATCAAAATCAATATCGATTTCCCTGAATATTTCGTTTAATACTGCAACTAAATTAAAAATTTTATTATTCATAGTGAAGTCCATTCCTTTCAATGATATCAACAACCTCTTCAGGTATAGTTGGATAATAGATGTGATCAGAAGTGACATCTACAACCGCAAGCTTTAAAATCTGTGAAAGTACAGCTATTTCCTGTGCATCAAAATAACTTTCCATTAATCTCGCAATCTTATTAGATATAGTCTTTATGCGTGTAGCAGAAATAGAATCTCTATATTTGCATAAAGATTCCTTGTTTTTGTAAGTAAGGAAGCAAGAAGATAAGAAGATATCTTGACAGCTTCCAAAAATATACTGAACAACACCAAGATATACAGTATCATCCGTAGCTCTAAATGAACTGCGAATCAAATCACGTTTAAAGCTTGAAATAATGAAGTGACTCAATCCAAATTCGACATAGACAGGATGTTTAGAAACGACAGACTTAGGAATAAAACCATCAGGAGTGATCTTTCCAAGATAAGTCTGTATACTTTTAGGTTTTCCACCAGGCACATATTTAGAAGTACATGAATAAAGGCCATAACCTTGTTTTGTTTTTTTGATCGTGTGACCAGGAGAACGGAATTTTTCGACCCAGTCAGGATAAGTAACATATCTTTTCATAACAATAGTGTACACCAATACACTATTAAAGTGCATAAAAAAATAAATAATCTTAAATCGCGAAATTTTGAAGATCATTTCATGCGTAATCACTAA